GTTGTTGTTGCAAAATCACCCATATTTACTACGTTACTATATAAATTAATATTATCTGATGATGCTAATGAAATATTACCATCTGGAGAATTTAAAGTAATATTTCCTGCTATTAAAGAATTTAATGTAATATTACTAGCAGCATCTATATCTAAACTTGAATTAGATAAAATATAATCTGTTTCTATATTTTCCACTTCTAAAGTATTTGTGCTTGAATCATATATAAAATCACTATCATATGTAAGTCCATTTGTTCCGTTGCTTATTGCGATTTGTTTAGCAGTTCCATCATCTAAAGTTGCAACTAAGGTTCTTTCGGTAGCAGTTAATATCTTGCTAGTAGTTCCTTCAACCATATTATCCATATCAAACGCATCATCTTCAATTGCGTTAGGGTCATATATTGCTTTAGTCATATCTCCAGCGCCACTAAAATCACTAGCCAATACCTTTTTTAAGTTTCCAGAATCACTTGCATCTGAAATCAAAATATAATCAGTATCTACTAATGTTACAGCAGTTTTATCAGTTATTACAGTTTTATCCACAGTTAATGCTTCGCTACCTGTAACTTCTCCTGTGTGGGTCTTATTAGACACTTTAAGCGTATTTGCAGCTACATTAGTGTTATTGCCTACCTCAGTGTCAAAGTCGCTTATAGTGCTTGCTAATTGTGTTCCTGTATGGTTTGTTCTATCTAATACTTCAGCAATGGTCTTTCCACCATCTTGTATTTTTTTACCAGTAGTTCCATCAAATGTTGATATTCTATCATCAACTGCACTAGATGGACCTGCAACATCTCCTAAACCTGTTGCTGGTTTGTTTTTTATATAAGCATCTGAACTTGTGCTAGTTTCATTCCAATCACTCTGAACATTAACCTCTGCTCCATCTGCTATGTTTCCTAATTTTGTCTTTTCAGCATCTGTATAATCGTTATGAGTTTTTACATATGTAGACCCATCAGTAATATCATCCATATCACCGCTAATTGTAGCTAATGTTGGCTTATTAATTAAATCATCATAATCTCCACTTGTAGCAACATCTGCAAAACCTATATCACTTTCGCTTTTAGCAGTCCATCTACCCATTCCGCTATCGTATGTGAATAAATATCCATCAACAGTAGGTAAACTAGCATCAACATCTGTTAATTCTCTTAAATATTTTGATGTTAAATTCATTACTGAAATCTTTTTAAGATTACCACTATCACTTGTATCTGAAATTAATAAATAATCGCTTATAGATTCAGCAGTAAGTTCTGATTTATCAGTAATAGCCGTTTTATCTAATGTTAAAGCTTCATCACCAGTAACATCACCGGTATGAGTTTTGTTAAATAAGTTTGTACTACCTTCTGTAATGTCATCTAATGTATCACTTGTTTTATCAAAATAATCACTTAAATCTGGCTTATTAGATAAGTCATCATAGTCACCACTTGTTGCAACTGCGTCAAATCCGGCTTGTAACGCTGTTTGGTTTATCCATTTGCTTGTGCTTGTATCATATGCTAATAAATTATTATCAGATGGACTTGTTGTATTAACATCTGCTAAATCACTTATATTAGTGATGCTTGTTGTTGGATAAGATAAACTTGTCCAAGCAGTTGTTCCATCTCCTATTTTCCATTTACCTGTGTCACTTTCGTAACCAAATTCACCTTCCATTAATGTAGGGTCATTAGAAGTCCAATTACTAGCAGTATCTCTTCTTAATTGTATTTTAAGTGCCATTTGAATCCCCTCCATCTATTATGTTTCCACCACCATAGTTAGTATCTGATTTGCCACCATCTAAATTAGGTGAAAAACTAACTAAGGCATCTATTCCAGCTTTTAAAGACAATGGTGTAATCAATACATCATCACTTGTTCCAGCTTCTATCTCTTCTTCAGTAGCAGTCCTTACAAAACTCTTCTTACTATTGCTTACTATATCTTGTAATACTTTCATTTTTTAACCTCCTATTAAAAAGTTAATGAAACATTATTTATATCAGTTCTTTTACTTATACTCTTTGGTCTTGGTTTTCTTATTGTATATTTTAATTCATCATATCTTTGACCAAAGTAATTTGATAATGCAGCGTTTTCAGTTGCTAATATTTCTCTCGCTAATCCGTATGGCAATATAGAATTACATATAACATCATCTATTTGCATAACGCTATCAGCATCACTTAACGCACTTGGTACTGGTCTATATACTATCTTTATATTCCCTGTATAACTATACGGAACATATAAATCTCCTTTGCCTTCCCAATGATAGTCAGTCAATTGTTCATAGTCAGTATCTTCATCAATTATTTGTGATATTGAACTGAAGTCACTAGGCATTGAATATTTTACATATTCTCCGTAATTAGGAACTTTGCTCTCTTCTTCAAATGTCTTGTCGTAAATTGCAACATTTCTATAATTATAATAATAATCTCCACTAAATCTTATTCTTGTCTTTGTTGCTCCAGGTGTATTTGTTAATACACCTTTATATGCAGTGAAATCTGTTGCAGTAGTATCAGTTATTGTTACTAATGTATTCCAAGTAGTTGTGTAGTCTTCTATGTAAACTGTACATGGGTTGTCAATTTCAAAGTAATATGCTTTACCTAATGTACTTGAAATTTCTGTTTCATCATCTGTATCGTGTTCTTTTACGCTTAAAACTCCAACTATTGGTTGAATTGATTTCCTGCTTATTTCGTGTGTTGAATACACATCTCCTATTAATAATAATTCATTTTGTAATATAGTTAATATGTATGGTGAGTTCTTTTTGTAAATTAAAGTAGCATCAGCATCTACAATTCCTGTTTCAGTTCTTTCATCCATTAGTGACATTGCTTTTTCAAATATATCGTTTACTGTCATTATTTCACTTCCTTTTTTATTTTCGGTGCTAGATATAGGAATTGCACCTATATTAGTCTTTTTCTAGCATTAAAGAGAGTAAAAGCTCTCTAAAAATTATACTATGCAGTTGGTGAACTTGAGTAATGTGCGTATAATCCATCTATTTTAGTATCTAAAACAAATGCATCATAAATAACTCTACCTTCAAGTACATCTCCAGAAACTCCTACTGGATTTACATGTCTATGGTACTCTTTAAGTTTAATTGGTCCTACTGTAACTTTAGGGTCTACTATCATAAACTCTGTATTAGTAGGCATTAAGCTAGATGGTACTTTGATGAATGGTACACTATCAATATCTCCAACTTGTCCGTTTACTAATTTTTTAGAATTTGATTCACTTTGTAAAGTAAATGAAGTATCTCTTTTAATTTTGTTGTAATATGCTGGAATTCCAAAACATACTCTTCCTGTTGCTGGAACTTTTGCTTCATCTAATTTTGCTTGTCCATCTAAGAATTTTTCAAATGCATTTGAAGTAGTTGTTGATGCAATTGCATATGAATCATTTGAAATAGCTCCATCTGACATTTTACCTAATCTGTAAACATCAATTTCTGGGAATACTTTTTCATCTAATTGTCTTCTTAAGATTTCTCCTGCTTTTTTAACCATCATTTGTTCAGTGTTATTTCCTCTATCTATAGACAAAGTCCAAGCTCTATCTTTTGTAAGAGTCATAGTTTGAATTGTATCTGCTAATTCACTTGCAGTTCCATATCTAGCTGTTCCGCTTCTTGTATAGTCATTTAAAGCAACTGTAGCGATGCTCCATACTTTGATTGAATTTACCCCTTCCCAATCATAGTCTTGGTTTACACCAGCGTTTGTTACTGATTTAGTAGTATATCTTTCAACTACTTTATCATTATATTTGCTTGCTAAATTTATAGCCATTTATTCTCACTCCTTTTTTATTTTGTTTTTATGAGTCAAATCCCTCTAAGAAAGGGTCGGTAACTTCTAAGTTGACTCCACCGTGTGTTGTCACTCCTTTTACAGGTGACTTTTCTAAATTTTCGTTATTGGTTTTTAAAAGTTCAATTTCTTTTTTAGCTTTGTCTAAAGCATATTCAGTATAAGCAGCTTTTAATCCAACTGATTCAGCTTGTATAAATACTTCTTTAGGTATTTCTTCTGCTTTGACATCTGGGAAAGCTTTAATAAATTCTCTTCGTGCATTATCTTCTTGCTCTTTCTTTAATACTTCTGCTTCTTTTGCTTTAATCTTAGCTTTTTCAAATTCTAATTCTTTTGCGATTTTATTTGTTTCAATTATTTTCTTAGCCATTTCAACATCTACGCCGCCATCTATCATCTTGTTAAGTTCTTCTTCTTCTTGTTTGGCAGTTAATTTTCTTTCGCTTTCTTCTAGTGCTTCAACAAATTTCTCTGTTGTATCAAAACCATTTTCCTTTGCTTTTTGTTCTAAGTAAGTTAATTCTTTACTCGCTTTTAAACTTTCATATTTTTCATTTAACTTATCATAGTTCAAACCTTTTTGTGCAAATTCTTTAGCTTCTTCTTTTGATAGTTTTTTAGTTTCTTTGTTATAAACAACATCTAATTCAAAACCATCTACTGTTTCTTCTTTAGTTTCAGTTGGTGTACTTACTTCTTCTGTTTTTTCAGTTTCTTCAGTTTCAGTTTCCTTTAATTGTTCTAATGCATTTGTATCTTCCACTTGAGATTCTTCTGTTTCTGTGTCTGTTACCATTTCTTCGAACAAATCAAAGTTATCATCACTAAGTTCGTCAGTTTCCGTAGTAGACTCTGGTTGATCTAATACTTTTTCTTCCATTTTATTACTCCTTCTAGTTTGGTTGCTAGTATGTCTTCTTTTTACGGTCTAGACTTAAAGACACAAATTTTTATAAAAACTCCGTAGAGTATTTACCTTTGTTGTGGTTGTGCGTTTTGTTGCATTGCTGCAATTTCCCTTATAGCAGCTTCTTGTTCAGCATCTGGTAATGATTGTATCTTGGCTTGCATATCTTCTGGCAAACTATCAAATACTTGTGCTAAATTTTCATATTCTACTGCATTTGGTGTTCCTTGTTTTATTTTTTGTATTAATTCATCTTTTTTAGGAATAGCTGTGTCTGACATTCTCTCTAAATAATCTATAAATTCTAATTTTTCTAGTTGTAATAAATTATCTAATGTAGCTTGACTAGCCATTTCACTCCAAGGTGTTGAATTTCCTACATTAACTTTCATATTTAACCATAAGTTTTTAAATATCTTAAAGTCATATTCAACTACTTTCCTAGTTTCTCCTGAATTTACTAACACAGGTCTAGTTCCATATTTAGTACCTATCATATCTAATAAGATTGCTGCTGTATCTTCAACAAATTGATAAAGATTAGCTCTTACATTTTCAAGTGGTACTACTGTTGATTTTTGTACTGCTATGATAGCACTTGTGTTTTCTGGTCTTACATTACCCATACTAGCATCGTTAATACCCATAGCTTCTTTTGTATATTCTATTGTTTTTTCTATAAATTGCATTATATTACCACTCATTGGCGGTACCGGTATTGTTCCAATTAAATTATTGAAACTTTCATTTGGTTGTAATTTTTCAATAGGAATAGTAGCCCCTACTGCGTTATTTATTCCATTTATTCTACTAGCATCATATACTGTAGGCGGAAACGCTGTCATCATTAAGTGGTACATTGCCATTGCAAACATTTTGTTTATAAATATTTGGTTAGGTATCATACCAGTAACTACTGAACGACCGTGATATTGATTTGTTTGGTCTTCCCAATTTCCAAATGAAACAGGGTATCTATTATATCCAGTGTCTATATCTTTATAAATATATGCTTTTTCAGTACATTTAGTAGCTTTTATTGTTCCAGTTTTAGTATTTCTTTCATAAACAATGATATATAGAGCTTTTCCATAGTTATCACTTTCAACTTCTATCTTTCCATTATCACCTTGTTGATTTTCCCAACTATTATCACTCTTAATTTCTACTTTATTCTTAAATTCTTTTGCTTCATTTTCAAGATTCTTTGCAATATCTCTTCCAACAACAATTATATATGGTTGAATTTCTACATTTGGATTATTTGCGTTACCAAACATAACATTTGAACCATCTACAACTTCCATTTGAATTTCGCCTTTAATTCCTTTAAATCTTCCGTTATAAGGCAGTTTATTAACATCAAAATACATATGTAAAGCCATATCTCCTGTTATACCAGCATTTGTCAATAGTTTTCTTAATAAATTATCAAAATTAGATTTTTCTAATATATTCTTGACTTCTGCATTAGCAATTTCACTAGCTTTGACTTCTCCATCGGTTTGACCTAATATTTCTTTATTTCTTTCCTCTTCTGTGTATTCAAGTGTTTCAAAGTTAACAGTTGTGTTATTTGATGTTATACTTGCTACAAAAAACGATAATATTCGCTTAATATAGTTGAATACAGGCTTAGGCATATCATTAGATGGTACATTTCTCCATTGGTCACCAGCAAAGAACGCAATATTAGCATCTATGTTCCCTAAGTAAGATTTATCTGGTCCTAATATTCTATTATTATATTTTAGTCCAGCTTCATACAGTTTCCAATGTTCGGTAGTCTTATCATTCATTTATTATTCACTTTCTCTCCTGGCAGTAGCCTTGGCAACATTGTAATCCATAAGTTCGTTAAATGCAGCTCTTGTTTTCTTAATCTTCTCTTTTTCAGTTTTACTTAAATAGTCAATTGGTGTATGTTCAATTTCTTTTGTTTTGACTTCTTTCTTCCCTAGTTGGTAAGCAAAATAAACAGCTACTCCACTAGCAATGAAAAACATTATTAATAATACAATTTCCATATCTTAACCTCCATAATTTAAATAACTTTGTGTAGGTGCCCCAGCTGCATAACTTTTTAAAATTTCAGCTCGTTGATTATCTCTTTTTTCTTTCACAGGGTCGTATACCCTATTTTTCATTTGTCTTTCTATACAAAATCCTCTTAATGCATCAGGTGCGTGTGTAAGTTCGTGTGGTGTATTAGCTACATCATTAACTTTCTTCTCGTCGTGTTGTAACAATGGAATACATCTGATTATGTTCCTAACATTACTAAAAAACTTTAATTGTGTTCTTTTGATTTCTTTTCCAGTTTGTTCATCAACACCATCTACAACTTTTAAATATTCCTTGACAGCATACCATCCAGATATTCTATCATTCTTAGTCTTCATTAGATAAACTCCATTTTCGTTGAATATCTCAGCTGCGCTCTTTCCAGTGTCATTTCTACGGTTCCACAAGTCTGGTGGTCCATACATAAACTTAATATCATCACCATCATTAATTTCTAA